TCACTCCGCCGCTTCCCTTTTGAGATAGGCTTCCAGCCGCTCCACACTGTCCTGCTGCCGCTGCTTTGACAGATGCGTGTAGATTTCCATTGTCGTCTGCTCATTGCTGTGCCCCAGGATGGACGCCGCCGCCTTGACATCTACCCCGGCATTATAGCAGATCGTCGCAAATGTGTGGCGCATCCAGTGGAGCGTGTACGGATATTCACGCCGCGCCACCTGCCGTGCCCCAGAATCGCCTTTTACCTGCTGGGTAGTGTACAGACCTGCCCCGTCACAAAACGCCCTCCAAAGCGTCTCTATGTCCCGGGAATTTAGATAACTTCCATCCTCCCGGTGAAAGATCAGCCCTATACGGTCTTTCGGCAGCGCGTCCGCCAAGGGAGCCAGCAAGGGAACCGTCCGCATCCCGGCGGCTGTCTTGGTGTGGTCCTCCAGGACAGGTTGATTTGTGGCGTAGCTGACCTTTTTGTTGATGGTGATTGTCCCGGACTTGCGGTCAATGTCCTCCCAGGTCAGCGCCATCAATTCGCCCCGGCGGCAGCCGGTGAACATAGCCAGTATGCCCAGCATCCAGCCGGGGCCCCGGTACTGCATCACCGCCGCTATCTGCTCCGGCGTCAGGCTTCCGCGTTCAAACCTAGGTAGCCCCCGGGGAAGCTCCACTTCTGCCGCCGGTGAAATGTCAATGTCTCCATGAATGACGCCATAACGAAAAACCTGCTTAATAACCGACTTCTGCAGGCTCACAGTCCCCAGGGAAAAGCCCTGGGGCTGCATCTCCGACAGGATCCGCACCAAGTCAATGGGTTTGACATCTCCTGCCCGGCGGCCGCCCAGCGCATCAATCAGGCGTCCCACCGGGGCCCGGTATGCCACCCGGGACGCCTCGGAGATTTTAGCCTCCTTTTCCCGCTGCCAGGCCTCCGCCAGCTCCTTGACCGTCCGGCCCTTTGCGGCCTGCTCCTGGTACTCCAGAATCTTGCGGTCCACTTCCCGGTCCGTCTTCCCCCGGAAGGCCACCCGCTTTCCGTTGATGGTGCGGATACTCTCGTGGAGCCCGTCAGGCCGGACATAATACTTCGATTTTCTTGCCATGGTAATACCTCCGTTTCTGTTGCGCATCGGAGGTAGCTATGGTATAATAGCCGTGCCTCCTTTTGCTTCGTCGTGGTTGCGATTGTGGGCACACCCCCGGTTCTGGTTCACCCCAGGATCGGGGGTTGTTTATTTCATTCAATCCAGTATCCATCCGCACTGCGGGCACTTGCTGTATCCCAGCGCCCTGCAGTATTCCACATTGTGCGCCCAAAACTCGTCTGCATTTTGATAGACCTCACAGATATAGGAGTGATAATAGGGAGACCCCTCCACAATCATGCCGATCCTGCTGCACAGGAAGTAATACTCTTCCTGCAAAGAGGCTGCCCGCTCCTTTGCATTATCATAGCTGGTCTCCAACTGTTTGATCTTCCCCTCATAATCACTGATATCGCTCTTCATCTTTTCCAGTTCGATATCTTTGTTTTGCATGCAAACAGCTTGGTATCCGTTGATGCACAAGCTGAATACGAGTGCAACGGGCAAAATTGCAATCACCGCTTTTACCCGCTTCCCTGGTTTATCCGCACTTACCTGCTGGTCCGGCATACGGAATTTGGAGCGATAGACCTCCACGATCTGCCGCGGCTCCTCTGCTGTGGCATCAACTTTCTGCTCAGGTTCCTTTTTCTGGAGCTTCTTCCTGCAAATCCGGTAAAATATAACTCCCCAAATAACGGCCGCTGTCATGTTCGGGACGCCGGAGATCCCGGCCAGAAGATACAGCACGGAAAACAACAGGTAAACAAAAATGGTGTACAGAACGCAAAAATTCCTGTAAAACCGTATTGACACCGGTGATTTTCGGATGGCTGAAAACAGCACAGGCCCAGCACCATAAAACAGAGCAGTCAGAAAAAGGTTCAGTACAATCTGCACAAAAAACGAAGATGGATTGCTTTGGTAGGCTTCAAAGTTCATTTAATCCCACCTGTCCTTAAAAAATATTCACCAATGCAAACACAAGTTTCTTGTATGTTTTTGCTCTTGATTACAACTTTTTGCGGTGATACACTATCCACACGCTCGAACAAAGATTCTATAAGAGAGGGGAGCAACTGGATCATGCAAAAGGTTGAGTCAGGTTCTTTCGGTGAATTGCTCTGCGGGAAAGCCCGCGATGAAAAAGACTTTATTTTGTTTCTGCTGTTTTGTTCTGAGAGGCTAAATAAAGGTCTGCCAGTTCAAGAAGTTTGGTCTGATTGGCTGGAGACAACTGGTCAAATATAATCTGTATGCGTGAGCGCTCGTCCCCAGGTGGGGCGGGCGCTTCTTCTGTCAGCCCTAAAAGATAAACTGGATCTGCGTCAAGTGCATCAGCCAATTTTGCAATGGTAGATCGTTTGATATTTACTACCAATCCGCTTTCGTATTTGTTGATCGCCGCTTTCTTTACTCCAACCATACTCCCAAGTTGCTCTTGAGACATTCCTTTTGCAATCCGAAGCTGTTTAATTCTTTGCCCTGTGGTCAAAATCATCACCTCCTTTGTATCTTAATAATACCACATTATTTTGCAAAATCAAGAAAAATATCTTGACAGGAAACCCCCAGAAAGATATACTAAGAGTATCTTAAAAAGAAACCACGAGGAGGTGATTTTATGGACAAGAACCTTTTGCGCTCTTATATGGCTGAGTACGGAGACACACAGGCAAAGCTGGCTGATGCAATGGGAATCAGCTTATCGAGGCTCAATGCAAAGATCAATGGAGCAAAAGGCGCGGAGTTTGTGCAGTCTGAAATTCAGTTTATTGCTGATCGTTACCACATGAAAGCCAAAGACGTGACCGCTGTTTTTTTTGCGCAAAAAGTATCTTAATACGATACTTTTTGAATACTTTCCGCAACCACGAAAGGAGACAATCATGGACAAAAGTATCAATTTGAAGCAGGTCCTGGAGGACCACAAGAAGTGGCTGGAGGGAGATCTGGGCGGGGAGAGGGCCGACCTGTTCGGGGCCAACCTGTTCGGGGCCGACCTGTCCGGGGCCGACCTGTCCGGGGCCAACCTGTTCGGGGCCAACTACATCGAAAAAGCTAAAAATCTATTTTACCCCATCGCTTGCCCGGAAAGCGGGGCTTTTATCGGCTGGAAAAAAGCGAGAATCAAGGATGGCCGTGGTGAGTGCGTCGTAAAGCTCGAAATCGCTGAAGATGCCATGCGTAGCTCTGCAACCGGCCGGAAGTGCCGCTGCTCAAAGGCAACCGTTTTGGAGATTCAGGATTTAGATGGGAATGTATTGGAGCAAGCCGCCGTCAGTGATAGGGACTCCGATTTCCAGTATATCCCCGGAACCATGGTTTCCGTCCCATATTTCGACGAAAACCGCTGGAATGAATGTAGCACCGGAATTCACTTTTTTATCACCAGAGAAGAGGCCGTCAGATATTGCCTGTAAAGGAGGCACCACATGTCCAGAGAAAAACCATACTACCGGGAGAACCTGGAGCAAATCTTGAAATTCTCCCAGGGGCGGCAGCTCCTGTCCGTCAACGATGTTCGGCAGTTTACCGGCATCAAGGATTACCGCACCATTAAGCGCCGTTTCCCGTTTACCGGCAACTACATCAGCGCCGCCACTCTGGCGTCCAGCATGGCCGGAGGTGAGGCGGGATGAAAGTCGGGGACCGCGTTGTGGTCATTCCCTACATAGGGGAGAAATACCGGAAGCTGACCAGAGGAACGGTCATTTACATTAACGCAGAGCACCGCTATTACACGGTCCGGCTGGACGACGGCTGCTGTCAGTCATTCAAGACCGGGACCAATGAATGAGGAGGACATTATGCAGCTTTTTATTTGCTTTGAGAAAAAGCCCGATGGGACCAGCAGAATTAAGGAGGTTATGGCAAATAGTCGCTATGACGCTGCTATGAAAACTGGAGTTCCAATGAAAGATATTCAGCTCCAGACTCGGACGCATTGAGGAGGGAGACCGTGAGCTTTTACCGCTATTTGTTCAGAGAGCACTATTTGAATCTGTGCCGCGAGCGGGCCGCAGCCAAGGAGCGAGAAGACAGAAAGCGCACCAGAGAAGAGCGGCGGGCCCGGGAAGCGCGCCGGATGCAGACCATCACCGGGGCCCTGTTTCTGCTGCTAGCGCTGCTGCTGATCTACTACGCCGCAGACGGTCACGCCGTTTCGTTCGGGGTGATGCAATGACCAGGGCGGAGAGAATCAAGGCATTTTCCATGAGGTTGGACGGCTATTCTTGGCAGGAAATCGGGAAGAAGCTGGGGTATGAGCCCGCAACCGTTTTCGGAGACATCAGCCGGTGCATTCACAAGAAGCGTCGGGCGCTGCCTATTGCCTACCCGGCACTTCGGGAGATTTGTGCCCGGCAGTTTGACGGATCCATTTCCAAAATGGCAACCGCTATGGGCGTTTCGGACTCGACGCTTCGAAGCCAGCTCAACGGGACATGCCCTCCCAGCGGGAACACCATCCGGATCGTTACGGAAGTGTTCGGGCTGTCCTTCAAAGAGGCTTTTGGTCAGATGGACAGAGATTGATATGGCAGGTTTCATTTGTGACAACTGCGGCACCGCGTTTGACCGGCCGCTGCACACCCGGGATGACCAGGACCTTTGCCCCATCTGCGGATATCCCTATTACAGCCCGGCCGCTACCTGCACTTGCGGGAACCCTATGAAAAAGGGAGAGGCACTTTGCCAGAAGTGCCGGGCGGAGCTGCTGCAGAAGATTGTAGGCTTTGCCGACTACCTGACAGCAGAGGAAGAAGAACAGATCGACCGGTGGATGGAAGCCACCGGCAGCATCACAGAAAGGAGCTCGTGGAGTTGAACGAGAACACAAACACTTATGGACCTGCTGACGGATTTACTCCCGTTAAGCCATTTTATCAGCGTCTTTTGGATGTTCAGACGCAGCTGAAAGCCCCCAAGGGACGGACTAACAAATTCGGCGGATATAAGTACCGCTCCTGTGAAGACATTCTCAAGGCCGTCAAGCCGTTGCTGAAAGAGGCCGGTTTGCTGCTTACTCTCTCTGACAAGATTGTCGAGATCGAGGGCAGATTTTACGTGGAGGCAACGGCCGGTGTCGTGGACACTATGGGGGATTCTACGGGTTACAGCGTTACCGCTTATGCCCGGGAGGCAGAAGAGAAAAAGGGCATGGACGACAGCCAGGTTACCGGAACGGCCTCCAGCTACGCCCGTAAGTACGCCCTGAACGGCCTCTTTTGCCTGGACGACGTGGTGGACGCTGACGGGGAGCTGGATGACCTGGGAGACGGCGGGGCCCGCTGCAAACGCTGTGGGCAGCTTATCAAGGGACATCGGGCGGCCATGCCCGGGGGAGCGAATTACAAAGCGTCTGCCATTGCCAAGATGACCAAGCAGAAGTTTGGCAGGGAGCTTTGCTGGGATTGCGCTGCAAAGGAGAAAGGAGAGAAAGCAAAGTGATTTCAACTGTTTTGGATGTCGCGACTTTTGTCGTTTCTGTCCTGTTGATTGCATTCTGCATTGTTTACAGGAAACGCACAGAGAGAAGAATTGATAGTCTTTCCTCTGAATTGGACCGGGAGAAAACCCGCCGGGAGAACGCGGAGAAAACAATAGAGACTATGCAGCGCAGGGCGAACGGATGCAGAGAGCCGGATTCTCTGTGCATCGGTTGTAAGCATCTGATTACAAAACAAACACTTGGGCCTGGATTGTTCCCTCAAACACAATACAGCTGCAGAAAGAATATCCGGTGCCCGGAATACGAGGAGGAAAATACATGTTCATCAAAGGAGTAACTGAGTACAACCAGCAGGGTCAGGAGGTCATGACCGGCATGGTGATCGGCCGGGCCACCAAGGACGCAGACCACCGACGCACCGGAGGCGGCAAGGATATCACCACCGTATCTGTAAAGGCATATGACCGCAAGGACGGATCCGCCGCTTTCATGGATGTCAAGTGTTGGGGCCCGCTGGCAGCCCTTGCAGACCCCATCAGAAAAGGCCAGTCATTCATGGCCGCCGGTCGGCTGCAGCTCCGGGAGTACAACGGGAGAACCTACACGGACCTGAACGCAGATTTCTTTATGCCCATGGGCGGAGGCGCCGCAAGACCCGCTGCCAGCAGCTTTGACGCCCTGGCAGGCCGGATGGAAAACGCCGGTTTCGCAGACATCAGCGAGGAAGACGGAAAGCTTCCCTTTTAATCTCAATCGCAGCCACGATAAGGAGGATTTTACATGAAAACAGCAATGGTAAATGTCAGCGGCAAAGCAATCACGGATGCACTGAATGACCACAAGAAGACCGCGCGTCAGGTCTCCATTAAGATGGGGCGCAGCGAGGCATATTTAAGCGGCATTATCCGCTATGGGCGGCTGCCGAAGTCCATGCTTCCTGTTCTCGCAGAGGCGCTGGAGACGCCGGTTGCCCGCCTGATTGACCAGAGAGAGCCCGCAAAAAGCCCGCAGTCAGCCGTCAAGCGGTATCACGCGGAAATGGAGGTCACATCCAACCGCCTGCATATGACCTTGTATTTTGGAGACCAGGAGCTTTACAACACCTATTCCAAAATCAAGGGAAACACGGAGCTGGATTTGATGCAGGCGATCAGCTATGCCGCCCACTGGATGTACAAGCTGGTGGAGCAGGAGGTTTTGAGAAAGCAGGAGTGATCCTATGGCAAGAGAGTATTTTCCGGCCTATCACAGCTATCTGGAAAGCATGTCGGAACTCACAGACGCCGAGAGGGGACGCCTTTTCGCGGCTTGCCTTATTTACAGCAAGACGGGCAAAGCGCCGCAACTCAGCGGGAATGAGCGGTTTGTCTTTCCATCATTCAAGGCTCAGATTGACCGAGACAACAAAACATACCAGGATCTATGTAACCGGAACCGGAAAAACGGTTCCATGAGCAGAAAAGCGAACGGTACCGAGTGCCCCCGAACGCCCCCGAACGGTACCGACCGGGGGGCGGTCGCCCCCGATCGGGGAGCGGTCGGTACCGACCGGGGGGCGGTCGCCCCCCAAGGAGAAGAAAAAGGAAAAGGAGAAGAAGAGATAAAAGAAAAGACTCCTGCGGAGTCTAAAAGAAAAGTCTTTTCCGTTCCATCGCTTGAAGAGGTCCGGGAGTATTGCAGGAACCGGAAGAGCCCGGTTAACCCGGAGGCGTTTTGGGATTACTACGCGTCGAAAGGCTGGACTGTCGGCCGGGCTCCCATGAAAGACTGGAAAGCTGCCGTCAGAAACTGGGAGAGGAATGAGAGGCCAAGGGCCCCGGAGGAAAAGGAGGACCCTTATGCCAACGTCATTGCTTGACGCTTCCCAATGGCTTACATACTTCCCGGAGCACATGGACACCCGGAAATCCCTCTGGTTTGTCCGGGATGTGCTGGACGTGGATGCCGTCAAGGATAACGCGGTGGCGCTGTCCATCGGTTCAGACTTTGAAGCGTTCCACGACGTGGAGCCGTTCTTGTCGGCGTTTCCGTCTGTGTTCATTGCCCTGGCGGACTCGGATTTGGTGAGGGCAGTATCGGACGCCCTGGAGGAGTACGCCCCGTCTGTGGCGGTCCTGACGCCCAGAAGCGGCGCTTTCAAGGGCCTTGGAAACTGCCGGGAGGTGCTGGCCGCCGGAGGGGAGAAGCGGCTTTCTCAGCTGATGATGGGAGCCGTGGAGAGGCCCGCCGCCGGTCTGCTGGACATGGCAGACGTTGAGCGGGTGGACCCCATGTCTCAGCCATCGGTGTTGTCCGGGATCCAGACGCTTGACGCATCAACCGGTGGTTTCTTTGCTGGTGAGCTGTCCGTCTGGACTGGAAAGCGCGGCGCGGGCAAGTCCACGCTGCTTGGTCAGATGCTTTTGAATGCCATTGACCAGGGGCAGCGGGTGTGTGCCTACTCCGGGGAGCTGTCCGCCTGGCGGTTTAAGGACTGGATTTCCGCACAGGCCGCCGGAAGCAGCCACATGACGGAGCAGAAAGACCCCTTTTCCGGGAAAGTGTTTTCCCAAGTGGACCCGGGGATCCGGCCGCTGCTGGATGACTGGTGGAGAGGTCAATTCTTCCTTTACGACAACAAGGTTTCATCTTCCAGCGACGAGGACAGCATTTTGCGCACGTTCGAGTATGCGGTCCGGCGCTACGGCTGCAGCGTGTTCCTGGTGGACAACCTGATGTCTGCGCGGTTCAAGGCCATGCGGGATAGTGACTTTTTCCGGGCTCAGTCTACTTTCACGGGCCGCCTGGTGGAGTTTGCCAAGAAATTCGAGGTCCACGTACATCTGGTGGCCCACCCTCGGAAGACCAGCAGCCGGTTAGAGGCGGACGACGTGGGAGGATCCGGAGACATCACCAACCGGGCCGACAACGTGTTTTCCCTGGAGCGGCTAGAAGAGGCCGCCGCAGAAGAGAAAGGATATGACACGGTGCTGACTGTCCTGAAAAACCGGTCGTTTGGATCCTCGGTTTCTGTGGGCCTTTGCTTTGACCCTAGGACGCGCCGGTTCTCTCGGCCCAATGAGCTGGAAAAGGTCTATGGATGGGACCGGGCCGCCCATCAAGTAACGTTCAAGGAGATTGACGACAATGGAGACATGCCATTCTGAAATCTGTTTTACCGTCCCCGGGGTCCCTGTCGGAAAGGGCCGCCCCCGGGTAACGAGATATGGAGCATACACGCCGGAGAAGACCCGGCTTTATGAGGAAAAGGTCCGGCTTTGCTGGAAGACGCAGAGCGGGCAGTCATTCCCGGCCGGTGTGCCTATCCTGGCATTTATTACGGCGTGGTTCCCAATTCCGAAGAACACGTCAAAGAAGCGGGCCGCGCAGATGGACGGAACGTTTCATTTAAAACGGCCGGACTGCGACAACATTGCAAAGGCGATCCTGGACAGCCTGAACGGTTACGCATACCCGGATGATTCCGCGGTCCAGCTGCAGATCAAGAAGCGCTATACCACGGGCGCTCCCAGGGTAAGTGTGAAATTGCTGGAGGCTGATTGATATGCTGGAGCAATACCTTGTTCCGTGTACAAAGAAAGCCATTTACATGGCGGTGACTGATGACCGGTTTGAGCTTCCCCTTGCTGTGGGCGACAGCTGCCGGGACCTGGCCCGGTTGGTTGGCGTGGATCCCGGCGTGATTTGCAGGCAGGTCAACGGAGCGGTCAAGGGGGCCTATAAGAAAGGTCGGAAGTTTGTCAGGGTTTATGTGGACACAGGGGAAGAGAAAGACGGTGATGCTGCATGGGGAAAATGACTGATACACAACTCGCCCTGCTTGGAATCCATATTGCCCAGGAGCGCGTCACGAAGCGCGGAGAGCTGCTGCCGTGTCCGTTCTGCGGTGGAGAAGCGGTGATGCAAGACAACTGGATTTTTTGCCGGGGGTGCGGAGTTGGATATGAAGAATTTGACCCGAAAGAGAGCAAAAATGCCTGGAACACCCGCGCCCCTATCCTGACGCCGGATCAGATCGAGAAATTATTGAGGGAGGAAATGTGATGAAACCGATTTATGAGCCCAAGGGAAAAGCGAAAGAATACGGAGACCTTGCTATCAACATCTACACCGGATGCCCGCACCACTGCTATTACTGCTTTGCACCGCAGGTGCTTCACAGGGACCGCGAGCTGTTTCATTCTGTTGTGGAGCCTCGTTCTGGCATTGTGGAGGCTACAAAGGCACAGCTTGAACGGGAAAAGATCACCGGGAAAACTATTCACCTGTGCTTTACCTGCGACCCGTACCCTACCGGATATGACAGCTCCGTTACGCGGGAGATTATCAAAGCTATCAAAGATGCCGGGAATCACGTCCAGATTTTGACAAAAGGAGACGGCAGCCGGGACTTTGACCTGCTGGATAGCGAAGACTGGTACGGGATCACATATGATGGGCAGTATGGAGGCGTTTACATGCCCAGTGATCGTCTGGTAGACATCATGCACGCCCACCAGCAGGGGATTAAAACATGGGTTTCTTTCGAGCCTGTTGTTGACGCGGACAATGTTCTTTGCTGCATCCTTGGGTGCGCGGAGTTTTTTGACAAGGTCAAGATCGGGAAGCTGAATTACTGGCCGTCGGAAATTAACTGGGCAGAGTTTGGGCGCAAGGTTGAAAAGCTGTGCCAGAGCTTGGGACTTGAATACTACATCAAGGACAGCTTGCGGGCGGAAATGGAGGCCGACCATGACGAATGAAGAAAAACAGGCTTATGATTGGGCTTTACATCAAAATTATCAATCAGTTTCCGCAAAGAACGCAAAGACGCTGGCTGAGTTTGTGAGAAAGATTTTATCCGTTAAATCGGGAGATCCGCTGACGCTGGAGCAGCTGCGGGAGATGGACGGGCAGCCGGTGTGGGCAGAATGTATAAAGAAGTGGGGTATTGTCGATTCAAAAGAAGACGTAATCGCATTCCCTGGATTTGGGGTGCTTCATTTTCTTACTGCGGGGAAAAGCGTTTACGCCTACCCCGCCCACATCGACTGGGAGGCGTGGAAACCGCTGTATATAGGGCGTTGGGATGAGGAGGACTGACCATGGCCGCATCTGATCTGCTTATGGACCATGCCGCATTTAATCTGTGGCTGACAGCGGAATGCGGGGACAATTTTGCGGAGCTGTCCCGTTTGAAGCGCGTCCTGCCTATTGTGCTGGAGGAGTGCGTCACGGAAAAGGAGCGGGCCTACATAATGGCTTATTTCGTTCAGCGCAAGAACGTTTCGGAGATTGCAAAGGAATTTGGTGTCAATCCGTCTTCTGTGTCCCGGGGAATCAAGCGCGGGCTGAATAAGGCATACCGGTATCTGCGGTTTGTATCTCCGCTGTTTATCCGGGTCCCACAGAAACGGAGCTATTTGAAAAGAGAGGTTTGACTATGAACTACAAAGAACAGGTAGAGCAAGCAAAGCGCACTGCTATTCAGTGGAGAAAAGATAACCCTGCTGTTGGGTGCGGCGATTTGCGAGTGGATTTGATGGCGTTGGATCTTTCTGATTCTATTATGGAGCTTTTGGACCGCGTTGAGAAGCTGGAAGCGCAAAGAGACGAATCCCGCCGGGATTGCGCGGCGGCAGAAGAGAATTACCGACTCGAAAAACGGCGCAGAAAAGAAGCCAATGATCGGGCGGAAAAAGTGGAGAATCAGCTTAAAGCCCTTTCTATGATCGCTTTAGGAAAGCCCATTATGATGAACGGTCAGCGAGAAATAATCACATTTTGCGGTGTCCCGGTTGATGAAGCTATGCGTCGGGTTACCGATTATCCAAGGCTGAGATATAACCTGGAAAAAGCAAATAAGCTCGTTCAGGAAATCGAAAAAGCATTGGGGGACGATTTCAGCCTGGACCGCCTCCGTGAGCTTGTGGAGGATGACCGTGATGGGCGGTGCGTGGTGCTGCCGAAGGACGGCATGGTCTACTGCATCGAGGAGACTGGCGGTGAAAAATGGATCGCGAACAAGCCCATTCAACAAATTACCGTAAAATGCGGATGGGGTATTGCGTCACTGGAGTTTTCCCTATTCGATACCGGGAAATATTTCACCCGTGAAGCCGCCGAAGCCGCGCTGAAAGGAGAACAGGATGGGAAAAACGATCATAATTGAAAAGTCTGGCGTTGTTGAGTATGAAGAAAACATGCTGTTTATCAACTCCGAGAACATCGTTTCTGAGGCCATGAACCGGGTGAAAATGGAGCGCCCAAAGCAGAATTACATGGGTGCTTTTGCTGCCCGTGTGATCCTGTGTGTTGAGCTTCTGGGAGATACGGAGGGGACAAATGAAATTCAGAAATAAAGAAAACGGGAAAATTTACGATGTACAGGATGATTGCGTTTCATCAGGATTTTGCTTGGGGAAAAGTTGCGTATACTGTTTGATTGGTGCAGTTGCAGAAAGCGGAACATGCGCAGATTGGGTAAATGCACACCCACATCAAGCCGCTACGATGATGGGATATGAGCTGGTGGAAGAAACCACCCAGGACGCAGGTCTTGCAAAGACCGGAACCATCACCACCAACAACGCCGGAGGGCAGCAGCACGCACGGCCTTATAAAAGCGAATGGCTGCCGCCCCGGGCGCTCCTGGCCGTCTCTCACGTCCGTTATGAGGCGGATACCGTACATCATTACCCGGAGAACAACTATAAGAAGATCCCGTCAAAGGAGCACATCGGGCGGGCCATTACCCACCTGTTGGCATGGCTGTCCGGTGACCAGAGCAACGACCATCTCGCCCACGCAGCCACACGGATCCTGTTCGCGCTGGAGATGGATGAAGAGGGGAAGCATGGAGAGTGAATGGGCCTTAATTCACGGCTTCCAACATCTTTACCGCATCAACCGATCCGGAGTCGTTCAGCAGCAAAAAGGAGACAAGTGGGTTACGCTCAAGCGCTCTGTCACCCGGCGCCGGGTAGAGGTTCGTTTCCGGGATCTGGACGGAAAGCAAAAGAAATACGGCGTGTTCCGCTTGCTGGATAAATACTTTTGCGGTAGCTACGGAGAAACCCATGGTTTTCGTGTTTGCCCTGCCAACGGAGTGCGAACGGAATGCACTGTAGACAACATAGCATACAAAACGCAGCCAGAAATTGGCAGAAAGTCTCTTACCCGGACCATGAAAAAGCCTGTGGTCCGCTACGACCGGTTCGGAAATACAACGCTCTATGAAAGCGTCCAGGAGGCCGCAAAAAAGAACGGGCTAACTCCGCAAGCACTTGACCGCAGAATTTATCATGGGATTTTAGATCCACGCGGTTACAAATGGGAGATTTTGAAAGATGCCTAAACAGTCTGGATTTTTGAAGAAGCAGGAGCAGATTCAAAACCAAGTCATGAAAGCCGCGGGTGCGCTGGCAAAGCAATTCATGTCGGACACGCTGCAGATCACCATGCACAAGGATTTTGGATGGGGGTATGACAAGCAGCTCAAATTGCTGGAAGCCTGGGAGCGGCGCCGAGAAGAATACGGAAAGGCCGTCAGCCCAAAAGACCCGGAAGCAGATGTCGCCCAGGAGCACATGGACCGGGCCCTAGCAGACCTTATCTCCGGGAAGCAGCCGCTTATTCCGTTTGCGGAGAGATACCCGGAGCTCAGAAAGATCAAATACGGGAAGTGATGGATTGAACCTGCTTTCACCAAACGACTTGGAGCAGTTGCGCCGCGCTGTTCAGTGTGCCCAGGAAGTGCAGCTAACCCGGACCATGAACGGGTTCGTCCAGACTGTCAGCGTGGTTCCCGCCTCTAAAGCATGGGAGTGTAACATGCTGGTCAGGCTGGAAAAGTGCTGTGGGCACATTTACACCACGCAGTATTTTGAATCTGTGGAGGAAATGGAGGAATACTTATGAATGAAGAATGGGTACGGATCCCGTTTCCCATTGAAGCAGAGGAAGACCGCCGGGCCCTGTGCGCGATCCTGGCGGCCGCTGGGATGGCGGTCCGGGTTGTCAAAGCCCGGTACGGAACCAGCAAAACGCCTCCCGTGAAGAAGTTCGTGGAGTATAGCCGAGAATGAAAAAAATCCCCCTCCGTCATGGAGGGGGATTTGCTTTACCGGTACGGATTGGTTTTCCAGCTGCTGTTGATGATGTTCCAAAGGTCCGCTTTCTGGTCCCGGGAAAAGTCTTGGCTGTCCAGCGCACTTTTCGCCTCTGCCTGGGAAACGCTGCCGTTTCCGTTGGCATCCAGAGAGGCTTTCATGTTGGCGTACTCTTCTACCGTGAGACCAGCAGAGACCGCCTCCTTGGCCTTTTCATAGGCTTTGCCGCTCATAACACGGCTTCCGTACTTCTGGTACAGGGCAATGTATTCCGCCGGGGAGACGCCGATATCCTGCTGTGCCGTAGAGACGTTTTTCTGCCAGCCGTCCAGCTGGTAGCTGCTGACATCCGCCTTTGCAACGGCCCCGGCGTAGGAATACAAATCGGAAATGTAGTCTGCTTTCTCCTGGTAGCTCATGCCCTTGTAAGCAGAGGACGCCATGGCATCCTGCAGCAGGCTATACCGCTCCGTTCCCAGCTTCCGGGCGTACTGCTCGTACTCGTCCGCTGTCAGGTCCTTTCTGGTGCCGTCAACCTCAATATACCGCTGTGCGGCCGTGGGGAAAACGGCGGTGTCTCCGGTCATATCCCGGACTTTCTGCAGCTCTTCTTCCACCGCGTCCACATCCACCTGGGAAGTATAGGCGGGGCTTAAGAAGTTGTTGGCAGCATTCAGGATAGGATCCCCGCTGCTTTCGGTCCGGCCCCATGCGTCGATGTAGGGGATTTGCTGGAAGTCCCAACCGGGGATCCGGGAGCTTGCCCGTCCGATAGCGTACTGCACATCAGAGGGAATAGAACTGTTTTTGTCGGTGTAAGTCTGCATCCGTTCAGACTCTCCGCTCCGTTCAATCTGCCCGCCAATAGTGGGGATTGCTTGGGAGAAGTAAGAGATAATGGTAGATGGGATCATAGCTGACAGGGGCGCATCCTCTGCATACTGCACACTGTCAATCAGGTCATTTACGCTCTGCAGCATGGACAGCTCCAACATGGGGTTTGCGGTAGCTTTGATAGCGTCCACAATGCTTTCCGCGTCCAGGCCGTTTTCACCGGCGGAACTCATAAGCTCAACGCCCATAAAAAACGGCAGGGATTCAGGCGCCAGCCAGTCCAACGTAACAGAAGTGCCGTCAGGAAGCTCTAGGGCGTACCCCTGGTGCCCCAGCAGCTCCGCCCACTTGTCGTCCTTGTCGTCTCCCTGGGATCCGGTTACAAGGCCGGACGCAAACATATAGGCACCCAGTGCCAGCAGTCCGGAACCGGTGAGACCGGCCGCCGCCTCGTCGATAACTTCTCCGAGGGACTTATCACCGTTCTCGACCTTTGCCAGGCCGTCATAAATGCTTTTCGCAACGCCAACCGGGCTGTATTCAAACGCCCTGGCAAGGATGTTTGCAGGGGTCCGCTTGAAAGGCAGGATGGCTTCACCGACCGGCCCAAGGTCATTTGCGATCTTGACCACGGTGTTGGAAATCGCGTTTCGGTCCTGATAGGTGGCTTTCAATGCCTCTTTCCCGGCATAGTCCCTGGCTTTCTTCAAAAGGGAAGCGTCAGCGGTGCCATTTTCCAGCTGCTCCGCCGTAACGCCGTTGGCTTTCAAATAACCGGCCAGAGAATCCGCATAGGTAATCCGCTTGAAAATGGCATCCTCAAACTCCAGGGCAGCGCTGTTTCCCTTGCGGGCAGTCTCCAACGCTCTGTTTGAAAAGATCCGGCGCCGATCATTGATCTGGCTTTTTGCGTCGTTGTACTTGTTCCCTCCCAACACGTCCTGCACATTGGAATAGTCGTTCCATGCAGCGCGATACAAAGAGGGGGAAACGCCAAACGCCTTGGTTCTCTCGATATCCACACCGGCCTTTTCCAGTCCAGCTTCAATACCGGCGGCCACAGCGTTTTTTGCCATTCTCAAAGGCTGGAAACCGATGTTGCCTGCAATGTTCCGGATGTGCGTCCGGGGGTTTGCCAGCATGGAGAGATACCGCCAGGCGTTCCACTTGTCCCGCCACGTAGACGGAACCTGGTCCGCTACATTCTGGTAAATCTCCTGCATAACAGCATCCCGCCCGGCCTGGTCTGTCTGCTCCATAAACTTGGTTACAAGCTCCGGGGAAATCTTCACGTCCGGCGCTGCTTTCTGAACCTTTTTCAGCTCTCCGTTCAGGTTCTCAACGGTTTTACGGATTCCGTAAAGCTGGCTGTTAGGAGACAGCTTGCGGAAAATGCTCATGGCCTGCAGCGCCTGACCGGCGTTGGTACTCAAATTCTGGTACAACGTCATCAGCTCCGCCACAGCGTTTCCGTCCTTGGCGTTTGCGGCATTGTTTAAAAGCTCTTGCCCCAGAGTGACAATGTTCTTGGAGACTTTTCCGTTATTCACGGCACTTCTGAACTCTTCCAGGGCCCCGTCAAAGCCCTTGCTGGAAATCGTCTGATCGGCAGCAGAGATAGAGGCGTCATCGTCTCTCACATCATAAGACAGCTTCCCGTCTGCGACCATCTGCTCAATCATGGGGACCACGTCGTCCGGAATAGCCTGCGCGCCCATGACGGTAGAAGCGGACTTGCTGATATTACGGCCGGAAAAGTCCTGCGTGGGAACATCAACCGGACGCGCGGCGTTGGCTCCCTCCGGGTAAAAGCTGGAAGACTGCGCCTGCAAATTATCGTAGGCGGTGTTCAGGCTTCCAGAGTCAGCAGCACCCAAGCCGTCCGTCTGCGCCTCCGGCATGTCCCAGATCGGCAGGGGCTCGGACTCCGCCGCCGGGGCGGCGCCGGTAATGCTTTCCTTGGCGTTGACATAGGCTTCATTCGGTGCCACGGACTCGCCATACATGGTAGTGTAGCCTTGAGAAAGCATATTGTCGAGAATGATCTCCACAGACTTGGCGGCTGCTACATTCTCCTGTCCCTGGTCGTTAATGATGCGCTGTGCCGCGTCAATAATCTGGTTTCGAGAAAGCCCGGTTTCATTCATAGCCGCCCGCAAAGATCCGGATGTCTGCGCGCTTTGATTGACGCGGTTCCCCTGGAGCGTCCGCTCATAGCTCCGGGTCATGGGGAACTGTAAAGAGAGGTCGGCGTCCGCAATCAGAGATTCCGCCGCCTGCTTCATGTAGGGCTGCAGCTCCGGGTGATCGAACTGGAACGCATTCACATTGCGGCCGCGGACGTTCTGCTGGTTGCGCTGGTCAATGTGCTGGGTAGGATCCATCTGGTACAGCTTTCCCTTGGCGTCCACTCCAATGTCCCCGCGGTCCGCCAGAGCCGCAAACTCTTCATTGCTGGCCTGGGACTGGTCAACGCGATTTCCTCCCAGCAGGGCGGACAAAAGAGGATCTGTCTGCTGCTGCACCGTAGCGGTGGGTTGTTCCTGCACTGGAGTGTCCGGAGCCTGCACGGCAGGGTTCTCCTGCTGCACAGTGACAGGCTGCGCAGCGGTGGCAGTCTGAGTTGCGGTCGCCTCTTTGGTGGGAACGGCAGAAGCAACAGGCATTGCCTCCGCCTGCATAGCCCCGGTGGCCTCTCGGCGGCTGGAAACGTCTACCGCTCCGCCCAGTCCGCCCAAGGTCGCGCCGATGGCAGCATCGTAAAGGGCCTGCCCCAGGTCAAATGCGGCAGACTGGTCATAGGTGGCGCGCTGCAATACAGGCTGGAAAACGTCCTCCACAAATTCCTCACCGCCTTCGCTCAGAGCGGAAGCCGCCAGGCGTCCGGCGGAAGTCTGGGACAGCTTGGACATAGCCTGTACGGCTGCATTCTCTCCAAACCGGTTTACCAGCTTCCCGGCCAGCTTGTCAGCCACGCCCTCGCCGAATACCTTTCGGAACGGAGCGGCCACGTTGGAGATTTTCTCCGTTGCCGCAGACAGCGCCGCGGAACCCAGTCCATAGGCCAGCTGATTCCCAAGATCGGCACCGGAAAGACGGGCTTCCTGGGCTCCGGAACCAAACGCCCGGGCAGCCATAGGCACAAGGGCGCTTCCTCCGGTCAACAGGGCAAGGCCGATGTCTCCGGCCAGCTGAGTACCAGCCACACCAACATCAACCAGGAAATTCCCGGCGGTGCCCAGCCCCTCTTTGGCCTGGTCAATGTCCTGCTGTGAAGAAGCTGCCAGTGTGTCCGCCGTGTCCTGCACGGTGTTTTGTACAGCATCCAGAACCGGGTGCCGTTCCGCAAAGGATTCCGTGGGCCCCTCTTCGGCCTGCTGCTGGTACTTCTGGACATTCTGCTGGAGAGTTTCGCGCATGGCCGGGGTCAGCTCTTTCCCGTCCGTAGTGCGGCCGGTCCGCAGCATCTCCGCCGCGCGCTCCGCCTGCCTGCTGGCGTAGTCTGAAGAGTATGTCTCTGCAGTATCGACGCCCTGATTTACCAGGTCTAATAGAGTGCTTCCAAGGTTTGTGAAGCCAGCGGCCGTGCTCTTGACGCCGCCTTTGACGGCGCCTCCCAGGGCAGACGGCTTGTTGACCTGGATAACCTGTCCGGTGGTGCTGTCAATCACCTGGTCATTGGTTCCTGTGTCCAGAAACCATGTTTTCCAAAAAGGCTGGCTTGAGGTTTTGGCAGGCGCAGTGACGGTCGTCTTTTTCTGCTTCCTCTCGCTGTACCGGTCAAGAACTTTCTGTCCGGACTGGGTCAGCGTATTGGCCTTTTTCTGGACAGAGTTAATCTGACTCTGTGAGGGAGAAGAAGACCCGTAAACCCGTTTCCGCAGTTCTTCACTTACGCTCGCCATATATCCTCCTTATCCGCGCTGAGTGCCCAGCGCCTGCAAAATGGTGGCTACGCCGTACTCATTGATCTTACCGGCGTCCATCTGCTCCAAAAGGTATTCCTCAACTTGGTCCTTGGTGGCTTTCTGGTTCATCATAGCTTGTACGGTGCTCAACGTAATGCCGTATGCAGGCCCGTAATAGCCAGACTCGGAATTGCCCAAGACGGTAGAATATGAGGGAAGATTTTCTTGATCGACTTTCAAAATCGTATTCCCAGACACGTCTGCTGTTGTGCCAGTTTTGGAAGTAGTGCTGGTTTTCTTTGCGCTGCTGGAGCTGCCTTTGGATGACCCAGAAGAAGATCCGCCGGATGAACCGCCCAAGGCTGCCAGTCGGATTGCCATAGCATCTGCCGTAGAGATCCCGGCGGTGGTCAGAGTGCTGGTGTCCGGCATTACACCGGCGCCTAGCATTGTCATCGCCAAGTTATAAGCGTTGTCTCGATTCTGCGCATTGATGCTGTCCTGATACTGAGAAAGGCTGTCCTGGTACTGCTGCTTAGAGAAATCAAACTGCGCTTGCCACTGCTGCTGAGCCATGTTTGCCTGATCTTGCCGCACCCACTCATTATAAAGTGCTTGAGCCATAGCGGCATTTCCGCTGGCCGTGGCTTGGTTAATGGCGTTTTCATAAGCAATAGCCAGCTTGTTTTGCTCTAAAGCATTGGCGGCCAAGGCGTCTTTCTCTTGCTCGGAAATGCTAGAGAGATTTCCTTGAAGCGTGGCAGAACTAGCAAGGGCAGCCTGTCCGGATGCTCCAGTGTTCAGGCCATTTGCCGCAGCCATTTCGTTAAAATACTGGCGCTGGAGCTCGTTTTGTGCCGCTGTTTCATTTCGAGCTTCATAGTATCGCTTTGGAATAGCCTCAGCCTCTGCTTGCAGGTCTTTGACGTTCTGCTCATAAGAACTTTTCAACCCAGCCAGCTGCGCTTCCAAATTCTGCGCATACATATCTTTTAAATACTCGGTATAATCAGAAGCCTTATACTTCCCAGAACCTCCGGAACCGCCATAACTTCCGCCAGAGGAGCTTCCGCTTGACGCGCTTCCAGAAACAGGAGTATTTCCAAATCCACCAGTGGGATCAATAGAAATAAATTTATCTCCATAGCGTCCGCCAGAATATCCATACTGATTGCGGATTGCTTCGGCTTGAGAATGAGCATCAGACCAGCTAATTTCTCCTTTTTCTGCTTGGCTGGTTAAATTTGCAATCTTGTCCTGATCTTCTTGGTCCATTCCAAGTTTATCGTGCTGTGAAACTGCCATGCGGAAGCCTCCTTTCTCTTACTTCTTGCTGTATTTTCGTGCATGTGTTCAATCCATCAAAAAAAGACGCCACGGCCGGTAAACGGTCATGGCGTCAAGCGCTCTATGCGTTATTTAATTGTCCTGACGGACGATCATGTTCGCCACCTGGGCCCGGGTGCAGGGGGCATTGGGGGCCTTTCCGTCGGTGATGCCGCGTTTGACGGCCTCCTCCAGACCCGGGGCCAGCGTCTTACTCACAGGGATGTCACCGAGGGCACCCGTCATCCGTTCCCAGAGACGGATCAGGTCCGCCTTGGTAAACGCTTCTACATCAGCTTTCATACTCAGCCTTTCCTTGAACTCCGCCCACTTGTCGGCGGAAATAAGATAGCTGGGGCAGTGTTTACCGGTCACATCAAAGTGGCGGTACACGTTCTCCAGCGGAATCCCGTATTTCTCCATCAGCTCACGGCACAGCTCCGCGGCGTTCGCCATAGTGGTCTCACTGGCCTGGTACACGCCGTTCTTGATGGTGTCGCACATCTCAATGGAGATGGAATTGGTATTGGTGATCTTCCCGTACATGGTTCCGCCGCCGGTTTTTTCCGCATTGGCGTACTTCTTGCCGCCCACTGCCCAGGCCGCACGCAGCTCCGGCACGGAGCGGTACACAGTGGTATCATCCACAAAGTAGTGGGCGCTAGCCTCTACCACGTTATTTTGGAAGTACGTCACGTTGTTCCGGGCCTTGTCTCCGTCATTCCCGGTGTAATGGAAAACCAGATACTTGATTTGGGAAGCGGCCCGGGAACCTCCGTAGTTCCCGGGCGCTGCCAGCTGTTCAATGATGTTCACGCATCATCACCGCCGGTTTTTACTTCCGGCAGTCCGGCCACGCTGGTCAGCAGGGACAGGATCCCCGCCAGCACAGATGCGCTGCCCACCATAATCCAGTTGACATCTCCCAGAACCGCAGCGGTACCGATGGTGGCCACAGCGGTCTGGGCCACGGTCTTGACCGCACGAACACCGGCGGCCCGGAGCCATGTTTTGGTCTTGTCGCTCATGACTTAACCCTCCTTGACAGCGCTGGCCAGCACAGAGCGGATGTGATAGCCGAACTGATTGTAGCTGCTCAGGTACTTGCCATTGGGCACATCCACCTGATTGGCCAGATCAGGCCGTTTGCGGGTATCGGGGCCGTCCTGAGCCGGGGGCGTATAGGGCTGGTTATCTTGGCCCGCGTAGTGAACCAGCGTCTCGCCGTCCTTCTCTACCCAGTATTTCTCACCTGCAATATGGAAGTAGTAGTTTCCGGGGTTCCAGCCCTCAGAGGACCAACCTGCGGGCAGCTCAAATGCTTTGAATTCCAGCTTGCCCTGGATGACCCGGGCCTTGTAGACGCCATTGCCGTCGTCCATAATGCCCATGCCGTCCGGAGTGTCGCCTCCCACGGCCGCCAGGAGCTCCTGGGGGGTGAACATGTTCTTGGTGGGATCCATATGGATCTTGATGCCGTTGTCCAGCATCTGCTGGTTGGCCTCAACCACACTGATCTCGCCGATGGTCAGGTTGTGGAAAATTTCGTCCATGATTTCTCTAGGGCTTCTCTTGCTTTCATTCATAGCATGTACTCCTTTCAAATATCCGGCCGAACGCCGGTAAGTTATTTGTGATATTCTTCCAAATCCGAAATTCGATGATTGATAACTTTGATTTGCTCTTCTACGACCGGGACCCGACGGGCAAAATTGTTGTGTTCCCGGACTTCCCGGGTCAGCTCCTCGATCTTTGTATCTTCGACTGCCTGATGCTTGTTGTTAGAAATCAGGACTCCTAACAGCGTCAGTCCGCCGGAAATAAAAGCTACAACGATACTCTCTGTCACATTATCACCACCCCATGCGGTAATGCGGCCGCTGCCCGCCAACTACGGCGTACCACATCCAGTCAAAAATAGGGATAAAAAGCATGCAGAGTGCGAACCACACAAGAAAAAATTGTGGGCATACCTGTCCCATGATGTTGCCGGGAAGATGTGAATAGTCCCAAACGCCTAGACCTAACCATACGTTGATAATCAAGCCGGAAACAAACTCCACAGCAGTAACCAGCACAGAGCACGCCAGCGCTTGCAGAAACAACGGCACTTCCCACGGTAGTTGGTATCCGCACCGCTCGACAGCAACGGTCAAAAGCATTGCGACTATCAGCATAGTCCAAGAAATACGCTCCGGCTCACCTGTGGCGGTTTTCCACGCTACTTCCAGCAAGAAGTAGACCGCGCCTCCCCACGTCCACAAGAGCATGCACAGGACGCGGTGACCGGCCTTAGACATTTTGTGCCGCCGCCAGCACCTGGGCCATGTTTTCGGCCAAGTCATTCGGCAAGTCCTCCGTCGTGTAAGTAATGTCTTCTACTTCTTCCTGCGTTTCCGCTCGACGCACCCAGGTCAGCAGGTGGTTGCAGAGGGTTGTGTGGTACAGCTTGTGCGCAATGGAGGCGTTGGAGATCGCTGTGATTTCCTCCGCGGTGAACATGCGGCAAAGCTGTCCGTCGGCATGGTAGGGGTATTGGGATGCCCCAGAGAGCACGGCGTTATACGCGGTAGTGAGGTTGATCTGATCCGTCTCTTCCAGGGAGAAATGCTCTGTGCCTTGAGTAGTCTCCACGTCCATACCCGCCACGATAGCAGCGTTACAGGAAGAAGAAATCTCTGCTTCCTTATTTGCTTTTGCTTCCGCGAGGTAGTCCGGCTCAGGGTTCTCGGCACACCACTTCTGGTATGCTTCTTCGTTCCACGCGCAGGATGTAACGACAGACCCGTCATCGGTAATGGTCACAAAACCTGAAACGCGCTTATCGCTTGGATAAAAAACGGGAAGAAACTCGTCTGGAAAAATAAGCAACCCATAACCAGAAGTGCTTTGCAATGCGGGATATGAACCATCCTTAAAAGAAATAGGATTTAAATACATGTTTATTCATCCTCCAGAATCGCAAAATAGGTATATTTTTTCCCAGATAAATTGTTTTGTTCCTGGGCGCTTTCTGTAGAATACCAGGAAAATGTTTTTTGGTCGGAACTGATTTTTCCGTACGAATTTCCCAACCTACCAAAGCCACGGTCTTCGACATACGATGTTGTAAGTTGTTCGATTGTCCTAATTTCTGCCGAAGTTGAAAAGAAATCCGGCTGTGTATATGTGTCAGTGGCGCAAACAATCTTGATTTTGCCATCGAAAGTGATGGAATTCGGATTATTTACGCCATACTTACCATTTCCAGTATAATATCCTGTTACAATTCTGGCTTTTGCGGAATTTAATTCGGAAACGCTGGAATCGGTGGCGTCAAACATCTCTTTGATTTTTACCAGAATTTCCCGCACCAGAGCAGTGCCATCCAGTCCAAACAGTTGCGCGGTTTCTGCGTTTGACAGGTTATCCGGCAGCAGCTTTTCAGAAATCTGGTCCGCCAGATCTGCATACTGGTCAATGGGAACATCCCCAACTGCAACACCCAGCTTCTGCAAAATTACTTTCAGGGCATTTTTACCGCCACCGGCGACCCGGGCGGTCTGTACAGCCAAAGACATATGAAATACTCTCCTTTCTCAGATCGCCGCAAGAACAGATTCGAGTGTGCTTAGAGACGCAAGATTTGCGTTAAAGCTGGCCTCGTCTCCGGTATATCCGCCCTCCTGCGCGGCGGTATAGGCACTCTTTCCGTCCGCACCTGCGGGCCCCTGCGGCCCCGGTTCCCCCGCGGCGCCGTCAGCTCCGGCAGGTCCTTGTAATCCTTGAGGCCCGGTGTCTCCTGTCTCTCCTTTTGGGCCCTGTTCTCCTTGTGGCCCCATCGGGCCTTGTTCACCCGGATCACCCTTTTCCCCTTGGGGCCCCTGTGGACCAGCTTCACCGGGGGCACCATCAGCGCCCGCCGGGCCCTGTTCTCCCGGATCTCCTTTGGGACCGCGCAACGCCTCCAACTGTTCCGTTGTGAAATCAGCGTAGGTAAACGGTGCGCGCTTTTCTCCCTGCGGTCCGGTTTCTCCAGCAGGACCTCTTTCTCCAGGTTCCCCCTGCGGTCCAGGTTCTCCTTGAGGGCCTGCTGGGCCCTGTTCACCTGCCGGGCCTTGAGGGCCGGTCAATGCCGCCAGCTGTTCGTCCGTGAAGTCCTCGTATGTAAACGGATCCCCTTTAGGACCTTGAGGTCCCTCCGGGCCTGCGGCACCTGCGGGGCCCTGCGCTCCAATTTCCCCCTGTGGACCGGGTTCCCCCTGCGGGCCGCGCTCCCCTTGGGGACCGGCGGGACCAGTCAGCGCGGCCAACTGTTCTGGGGTAAAATCGGCATAGGTGAACGGGTCTCCCTTTTCTCCCTGCGGACCGACAGGACCCGTTTCACCGGGAATACCTTGCGGACCGGCAGGACCCGCTTCACCCTGTTCTCCGGGATCGCCTTTAGGTCCTTGGGGGCCCGTAGGTCCGGGATCTCCGGTATCTCCCTTAGGTCCTTGCTCGCCCTGCGGGCCGCGCTCACCTTGAATGCCCTGCGGGCCTGTTTCCCCGGGTTCCCCTTGCGGTCCTGCGGGACCTTGGGGTCCCTCCAAACCCATAGGGCCGGGATCTCCAGTATCTCCTTTCGGACCCTGCGGACCGGCGGCACCCTGGGGGCCAGTTTCACCCGCAGGTCCTCGCTCACCGGCAGGGCCGGGATAGCCCTGCTCGCCCCGGGGGAGAACGAAGTTAAAAATGGCATTCTGAGGTGTTCCGACATTCAAGACTGAGGCTTTATCTCCGGATGCAACCTGCCCCACGGCAACCGTAGCCGCGATACCATAGGCAACCGCTCCAAATCTGCTGGAGACCTGCTGTGAGCTTTCTTCAACAGCAGCATTGATTTTTACGTCGTTGCTCTTAAACGTGGCTTTGATGCTCACGGAATCACCCCGTCTTTCAGAACATCGTCAATGCTGGCGGACATAATGTTGGATGCAATCGCATTGCCGGACAAATCGACGGCTCGGACCTGGATCCGGACTTTTCCCTGGCTCAGAGAAAGCGTTTGCTCCTGTGTGAATTTTGCAGAGATTGCGGTGGACGTAATTTTCATGTTTCCACTTTTGGAATCCACGCTAATCTCGTTTCCGTCGAAGTCTTCCATGGTGACGACCACATACTGCGCGCGGGTCAAATCCGTGTCCGTCTCAATGGTAATAGTCGGCGTTGTGCCTCGATACATAGGGCCATCACCTCCCAGCAATGAATTAAATGCCAGCCAGAACATTTTCCGTAGCCGTCAAATCCGGGCTGACGCCTGCAACAACTCCGTTTAATTCTTCTTTTGTGGCAAGCGTCTGCTCCGCCTCCGGAAGAAGTGTGTCGTTGAGATAGGTCTTGACCGCTTGGCCACCCTCGTCGAACTTGGCTTTAAGGTCCGCAGCAGACAGGCCATCCACATCGTTAGGCTCGTCTCCCAGTGCGGAAATAATTGCCATGTCCTTTGTGAATCTGGTAAGCGCCATTGTCAGGCCTCCTCTCTCGGGACTTCTCCGGTCTCATTGATCTTTCTTTGCAAAGCTCCATAACCGGCTCCACCTCTCAGCGGAGGGGTAGCAGTGTCTGTCGCGCCCGCCTCTTCTCCGTCGGATGCTGGCGGGGCCATTCCCATTGCGGCCATCTGCATACGCTGCTCCTGCTCCATGGTGGCGATTAGGGTTTCACGGTCCGTAATCTGTCCGGAGGGCAGCCGCTTCAAATACTCAACCGTGCTAATCTTTCCCTGCATCAGCAGGTTATCCAGCGTCTGCATGGCTGCAATCTCGGACCAATAGGAAGCCGCACCGGCGTCCAAGTCAACCGTGCAAGGGATCTTTTTCAGCATGGAGAAGTCAAAGGAAATGACCACTTTTTGCGTGTCATAGGGGTTTCTCACTTCCACGTAGCGCTCCCCGTAATACTCAGCCATGAACTCCATGTAAATGCGGCCCAGGTCTTCAATAGACTGCAGAAGGTCTTGCTTGGTGAGCTCCATGGGCGTGGCGGCTGCCCGCTGCAGAGCAATGATAGCGGATGTGTTATCAGGCCTGGTATCACCCAGCGCCACGTCAGATGCTCCAAGGAACTTTTGCGTATAGGAAATTGCCAGGTCGATAAACTGGGAAATCTGTGGGGAAATCGTGGCCGGGTCAACGATCTTTGCCACGTTGTCCACATTGCCGTTTACTGCAATGCAGGCGCCCACGCGGTTGGACCATTTCCTGACCTTTGTCTTGTCAAAAATAACTTTTGGATAGGCTAAAGTCATCAGGGAAATCATAGACATTGCAAAGAGCTTGTTCACAAAAATCTGATTAGGAATCAGCCCGGTAATCATAGCCTGCCCGTGATAGCAATCTTGAACAAAGTCCCAGTTCATCCAGGTAATCGGGTACAGCTTAATGCCCAAATCCCATTCCTTGCGAATCTGAGCCTGTCTGGTACACTCATATCCATGAATAGTCCCGGTGCTTTCGTCTTTCCAGAGGCGGAGGATAACTGTCACCTTGTCTCCGCCCAAAGTGTCCATGTGGTTATCTCCGCTTTCTTTCTCGTCAGGGACGATCAAAGAAATGTCATCCTCGCTGGCGCCGTATTCTCTGGCGCGCTTTTTGGCCTCATAGACCAGCATCCGGCGTTCAATCAGCACATACGGCTGAGACTGGATGTCTCGGCTATTCGGGTTCCCAAAAAGAACCTGGGTGTTCATCAGGACTTCCGTCCGGATTGCGCCTTTGCTGGGCTGCCCAGTCTCGACATCGGGATCCCAATATGTGTACGTGCAGCCGTCACCATCAACGGCGGCGTTTCTGGCAAACTCTCGGATGACAGATCCCATTTTGTTCAGCTCGAAAATGCCGGAGAACTGGTCATTCAGAATGTCGGACAGCGTTTCCATCACAATAGCCGGGTACTGCCCGGAAGACGGCAGAGGCTTGGCATGGAGCTTGAGGTTGTCCGTAGACACGTTGGCAACGGAAAACAGCACAACCCGTTTCAGAAAGTTAAAAACAGGGGTGGGGAGTCCATTTGCGACGACGCCCTCCCACTGCTTCCCGATAAAAAAGTTTTCGTTGGTCTTTACGCAATCGTAAAGGTCAATCCCATCATTGAAGCGGAGGCCCGCGTCGTATTCCGCAGAAACGAAATGCGGATCTTCCCGGAACTCTTTCATGCCTTGCGAACCTCCTTATTTGACGTTTCCTGCATACCGCAGTTGGATATCAGTTTCAAGCACCGTGGCCGTTGCGCTGGCGCTTTTGCTTTTGAAAATCAGCTTGTAGAACACGGCCTTTTTGACCTTGATCTTTAACCGCTTAACCTGCGGCTTATTGTTGGTCCGGAAGCTCCAATGGTTGAAATCCACGTTGGAGAATGTGCAAAACGACATTGCCACAGTCTTTACCGGATAATCACTGCGCCGGTTCGACATGACCGTTACGTCAATCCTGGCGTTGCTTTCCGGTTCAATAGCCACAAACAGCATCGGAGAGTATTTCAGCTGCCAGTCGCGGCCAAAGTCCATGGAGCCGGTTTCGGCGTAGGCGTCAATATCGGCCCCGTCGTCGTTTCGGTATTCCCTGGAAAGACGCATCACGCGCCCGTCTTCCACAAACCCGTATGTTTCTCCCTCGACTTCCAGCATCTGAGAAAACGGCATGTTGGTGTAGATGTACCAACTGTCGTTGGAATAGTTCAAAATGATGGCCCGACCGTTGAACAAAAACCAGTATTCGTGCTCCTGCTTTCGGTTAAATGTTACCGTCTTTGATAGGTCAAACTCTTTTAAAGAAACCGCAATACGGTCAGAAATCCGGTTCGCGTTCCGCTCGCTGTCTGTGATGTTTCCGGAAGAAGAAGTGGACCGCCACTGGTAAATGCTGCTGCCGTCCAGCGTCAACGGGTTATTTTCCAAAAGCCGCACCTGCCCGGGAGCATCATTCCCATACAGGCGATTTACCGGCATCACATAAAATGCAGAGGTGATAGACCCGTCATCCAGATTAATGGTCCCGTAGGTCATAGACCATGCGCTGCCTTTCTTAAAAGCCAGCAGCCGGGCATAATGCCGCACAAGGGAAGTAATAGGAGTGTTGCTTTCTCCAATCTCTGCTTCGTAAAGATCTGGGAAGTAATCGGCAGAGGGTTCCCCGGTGTCTCCATCAATTCCACTGTAAATGGTCTTGTTGCTTCCGTCTCCGTACAGAAAAACACGGGTGTCGTTGGATCCGTTGTAAAACTCCGAATAGCGCATAGCGCACACTTCGTTCCGCGCTCCGTTTCCTTTGCGGTAGGTAACGGTCACAGTGTTAGTTCCCTTTTCCGGAGCGCTGTCGAATGTCAGCGTACCGGCTTTCAAATCTGTCTGATAAGCAACGTCTGTCCCATCAACGGATTTGATTTCGTCCACTTCCACCTCTGGGAGATAAAAAACTTTTGCTTCACCGTCAGGAGAATACCGAACGCGCCGGAATCCATTTAGCCGGTTTACATTCTCAAGCAAAGTGCCCTCTCCACCGGGGGTCGTTGCGGTCAGCGTCACAGGAATATAACCGGTGACATCCTCAAAAGAGGTATCGTCTTCGCCGTCCCAACTTTTGTATTCGTGCCCGTTCAAAAGATAGACTTTCCCACCGAACCCAAAAAAAGAGACCTTATCTTGGGTGCAAATTCCCACAACACGGGCATTCCATAGGGTGTGATTAACATCGAAAATGACACCGCCATAGGATACAAGCAGGTGATGGCCTTGACCAGCCATGCCCTCCCAGGCTCCGCAGAAAACCGGGCTGTCTGTGCTTGCTTCATTGGAAGCGGCCCACTCGTCCCAGGCGTCGCGCAGGTTGAAAAGCGTTTTTGTACCGGGCCGGATCTGGAGGTGCTTGTCTCGGGTGATCTTGAAGTTTCGCATATCGGCCAGCTCTCCGGACTGGATCTTGGTGTCCCCGTCATCATTCTGGTTGATTCCCAGGAACTCCCGGATGCTCATTACCGTAATATTGCTGCTGGTGTTGATATGCGCCACTTTTACTCACCTCCATACTCCAGATAACTCATGTCTACATCACCGCCGGTCATTTCCTCGTCATAAGGAACGGTCTGGCTGTCGTCGTAGTCGTTGTAATCCGTAACATCTGCCCGCTCAGCCTCAAGCGTTCTGGTTACGCAGAAGTACCGCAGTGCGTCGCAGATATGGGTAATTTCATGGGGCTCAGTAGCGCAGTCAGAGGGGTTTTTCTCACTGTGCTGGATAGCCCCCAGGTTTCTCCAAATGCCTTTGCAATCCTCAGTAACCAGCAGCCCAGGGCGGTCTTTTTCATTCCGCATGGGCTTGAGCATTTCTTTGACAGCCATCCAGCCTTGAACGCGGTTGTTGCTGGCTTTCAGGATGCCAACGCCGTTTTCTGCGAACAGCTCCGCCATGCTCTTTCCGCTGTCTTTCTGGCGGTTCCACATGTCCGGCGGGGCAATGGTGAACTCAATCCGCTCATAATCGGGCGTTAAAGCCAGCATCAATGCGGCGGCCTCAGATACGATCAATCCGGACTGCTGGACTTCTCGATATACATAGCAGCGCCCGTTGAAATCTACTGCAATCCACAAACAGGCAAACATATCAAGGCCATAGTCAAAGGCCCGGTACTTTTTCCATTCCTGCGGGATCCGGACAAACGGCTTGATTGCATGGGTGTCTTTGCGAAACTCCGGGAAGAAATTCCCTCCCATAGCGTTCCAGTCACCATACCGCCACGCCCGGCGGACATCCTCCGGCAGCAGGTCCAACATCTGCTTGTATTCCGGGGATGCTTCCAACAGCTGGGGGTTGTCATCTACAGTGGCCGGAATGAAAGTGTAGTCTTTCGGGTCCTCGTCCTGGTTGTATTCCCGGTCAACAAATAACCGCTTTACCCACAGATGCCCGATTCCACCGGGGTTGCAGGTCAAATACATCCTCCGGGGGATTTTAGACGCACCACGGAGGCAAGCGCCCAGTGTGCGGAACTGGCTTTCAGTGAATTGCGTTGCCTCGTCCACGAAAATCCAGTCATATTCCTGGCCCTGATACTCCACGTCGTCCCGATCTCCGTAATGGCCGAATTTGATCGTCGAGCCGTTGACAAAGAAAAACATGTGCATCGTGGAGTTATAACTTGCCAGCTCCGCCGGGATCATTTTTCGCATGGGAAGAATGACCGTTTGTTCCAACTCGGGATATTCGCGCCGAACAAACAGGATTTTAATTCCAGGATAGGTCAAAGCACCGCCAAAGGCTTTCACACGGGAGACGTGGGTCTTTCCTCCGCCTCTGGCTCCGCCGTACCCTACATATCGGGTGCGGGCCTGGCAGAACAGCTTTTGCTTGGGGTTCAAAGTCCCCAGGTCAACGTTTACGTTGCCTCCAGTGTTCTTGAATTTTGCGTAACCCATAGTGCCCTCACCTTTCCGGGAATTAAGGGGGAAAGGGCCCCTTTGCGGGGCCCTTATTGAAAAATCAGACGGTGGTCTTGCACACAACGATGCCGGACTTGCGAGCTTCCAGTACGAAAGAGTCATAATAGACCCGGCCCTGGACAACGGGGCCAGAGAAACCCTGGACCTTTTCCAGAACGTCGTACTGCTGCAGCTTCACAGGATCGACAGTACAGTTGCGGTACTTAATCATGAAGTGGACGTCGCTGGGCATCCAGCTGGTAGGCAAAGGCTTCACGACGCAGCCGTCAACCTCGCCGACCTGGCCTTTGGACAGAGCCTGACGGCCCAGAGCCTCAACGCTGATGAAGTCGGGGTTCTGCTTCAGGAGCTTGTACATGGAAATGGGGATGAACAGGGTCCGGCCCTCAACAGGGACCAGAGCGTCAGTCATCTTGGCGTTGGCTTCCAGGATAGCTTCCACAATGGTGGACTTGTTGGGATTGGCCGTGACCTCATGAGTGAGACCAGCGTGAGTGGCCCACGCGTTCAGACGGTACTTGTCCATGGTGGGGGTGACAACCTCGTCGATCTCCCGGCGAAGCGCCTTGCCTGCGCTCTTCTGGATAGCCTGGTCGCTCATGTCACCGGCATCAATGGCAAAAGTAAACGCCTTGTCCTGGCTCATGGTCATTTCCTGGACGGTGTCTCCCAGGTTCGCAACGGCGCCAAACCGGTTGCTGGCGGCGTCACGCTTGAAGTCGTTCAGGGTAACGGTGTCCACGCTGTATACCTTGATGGTCTTTGCGCCCACAAAAGAATAGTCATGACCGCAGGCGGAATCGGTAACGGAACCGATCTTAAACCGCTCCGCAATCTTTTCAGAATACTTGGTAGTGTAATTGACAGCCATAATTGCCCTCTCTTTCTGTTACCGGCGCGGAAAGGGCAAGCGCAATAAATCAGGAGTCCCAGCCCTCCAGGAACGGGTCTCTGCTCTTGTGCTCATTCCCGGCAGTCTTCATGCTGCCGGAAGAACGGTCAGAGTTCTTTCGGTTCTGCTCCGTAGAAGCTACCTTATGTTCGGCGGCTTCCTGGGCAGTCTGGGCCTGCTTGATGGCATACTTTGCGTATGCAATAGAGAGGCTTGCGCCGTCTCTCACAGCAGCCCATACCTCGGGCGGGATCTTCTCCGGCTCCTTTGCCGCGTCGGGGAAATTTTTCTGGAAATCGGCGATATCGGCGCGCCGCTTTTCCGCAGCCGCGTTTTTCGCCTGATCTGCAGCGGTCTGTTCGGCCGCCGCCTGTGCCTGCTGTGCTTCCTTTGCAGATACAGCCGCTTCCCGGTCTTCCAGCTCAACGGCCCGCTTGGCTTCCGCCTCGCTCATGCCGTTTGCCTTTTTTGCCTGGGTCCGGATGTATGCCAGATATTCCGGAACGGTCATTCCGGCTTTCTGCGCAAACTGTCCGAAAAGCTCCATAACAGGCTTGCTTTCGTCGTACTTTCCGCGGATCCGCTCGTAGTCAAGCCCTTTCTGAGCCAGGGCGATCATTCCCGCCTCGTCCACAGTCTTGACTTCTCCCAGATGCCGCAGCTCCCAGGCCTTGGGTGCCGACTCTTTTTCCGGCGCCGGTTTAGAGTCGTTTACCTCCTGAGTGTTTTCAGGCTGAGTGTCTGCGGGATTCTCCGCAGTTTCATTTGCCTGCCCCTCGCCGTCCTTGGACTGCCCGTCGGCAGTTTCCTTTCCCGGCTCGGTTTCCTTGGTGTCCTGGCTTTCCGGCTGGTCTGCCGCAGTCTCGGGCACATCGTCCCAACCATCGAGAAACGCGTCGCTGGTCTGCTCTACGGTTTCCGTACCGGTGGTGTTTTCTTCCATAAAGTCCTCTTTCTCCGCCTGGTTTGGCGGTGTATATTTTCCGGCGGCTGGTATGCTACCGAGAATTTACAAAAAGAAACGCCGCAGGCGTCAGCATTTTTGCTGAGGCCCACGGCGTCAAGCGCTCTTGGCTCTCGATATGAAATTTGGCGAACCGAACAGGTCTCGAACCTGTGCGCTCCCGGTTAACAGCCGGGTGCTCTACCAACTGAGCTATCGGTCCATATGGCCCTCGTCGGGCCATGCGCGAGTCTTTATCGGGCTTTTCTCGCTTGCCCACCAAAACTTTTCAGAATGGCTTTAATTTTGCGGGCCTGGAGAGGAGGATGAAAAACCCAGGCCCGCCCGTGTGCTCACTTTCCAAGCAGGGGAAACTGTTCATCGTCCCCAAGCTCTCTGCCGTCCCAGATAGACGGATAATGCGCAATCTTACATGTCTTGTTCCGGCAGTACACCGGAACCCCATACATGATGCTGCCCTGCTCCAGCTTTATCAGCTTTTTCCCGCATATCGGGCAGCAGTACCATCCGCTTCTTACCATTCACGGCGCCTCCTACGACCAGCTTCCAAACTGCCCGTATTCAATGCCGCCCCACAATCCGCTGCTGGTTCCGTAGACATCCTCCACGGATTCAATCCCGGACGGGAGCCCGGCTTTTGCCTCCGACAGCTGCTCAAGGAACGTCTGCCAGAAGAAATCTGAAAGCGTCGGGTTTTCCTCCGTCAGCAGCAGACCGGCCAGCCCATACGGGAGTACCCCGGTGCAAAGCCGCTCGTCCAGATCAATTTCATCCGTGAATGAGCTGACCTTTTGGCAGACAGGCCGCTGGCCGCCGCTCCCAACCCGGTATGTATCACTGGACGGATAGCACCGGTCCAGAATACTGTTCAGCAGGGAGCACGTCCGGACCTTGTACTCCTTGGTGTCCGTCGTGTCCGTCGCACCGGTGGTTTCATTCTGCGAATCCATCAGCCGGATAGCAATGTCAAACACATCCTGTACCGTGCTCACCGTACTCCTCCAAGTCCGTCATGGCCTTTCACGCTGTACTGCATGATTGCCTCAAAACCCTCATCCATGGCCCGGCTTTTCCGCTCCTCTTCTTCGGCGGCCGCCTGCTTCATCCCGGCTTCTGCCTCCGCTTCCCGGCGCTTGAACCCGATCCCCTGGACCTTGCAAAACAGAAGAACGCACAAAATCGCGGTGAGCTCCACTACTGACACAGCAGACAAAACCGCTGCAACTACCCCCGCCATTTTCCGCTACCCCCTGTCACTTGAAATCGCTTGCATCCATCCCGTCACCCATCTTCACGTTGACGGAGATATCCTGCCGAGCCTCGATCTTGTCCTGATAGCCGCCAAACCACCGCTGCTTGTTCAGGAAGATGGACCGCGACACCATGCTCTTCTCTTGGTACCTCGGGTCCGTCTCGATCTGCTCCTGGATCCGCAGGTACGCCATCTGCACATCGTGCTGGTACTCCGGGACCCGCGTCCCATCATACCAGGAGCGCAAAGTCAGCAGCTGCACATTCAAGTGCCGGGCCAGTCCGCTTTCGCTGTACAGCACACCATTGGCGTCGCACTCGTCAAAGTACGCATCCATTGCCCGCCGCAGCTCCGCCGCCGTCCGGTACTTTCGATTTCCTGCCAACTTCATCACCCCCCCATAAAGCCTACGGCTTTCCCTGCCTCTATCATACCGGATTTTGGAAGCCAAGTGTTATAATAAGATTTTTCAAGATTTTATCGTAAAATATTGAAAATTTTCAAACATTCTCAAAAATCTGGGAAAATTGCAAAGTTCTCCCAAGTGCTGTGGAAACGTATGGGATATTACCTATACCGCGCCGGTGAAGCCGCCGCCACTTTTTCCGCTACCCCTCCCCCTAGTACCTAGGCACACGGGCAGGCGGGCCGCAGGTGCCCACGCACCAGGCCGCGCGCCGCGGGGGGGCGGGAGCCATGAACACACGCCCAGGCGCGGCCGCACAAACACAGAAGAAACACACGAACACGCAAAAGTCGCTTATTGCAACGCTCGTCATGCAATAGAAGATTGCGGACGCGGCGCGGGCAGCTTCTCCCGGCCGTGTCCTCCGGCCCCCTGATAGGCTCCGCCAGGTAGGCAGCAAGTGCCGTCTCAATTCCTAGTTTTTTAGTAGGAATACAACGTCTATTTTATCCTGCTTCCCTCCGTTCTTTGCATCCATCCTCTGCACATGATCGGCATACAGCTCCGCTTGTGCTCCGCTTACCTGGAGAGACAACAAAACGACGCCAGCAAGAGCTGACGCCGTTGTTTACCCTCTTCCCCTCTCATACTCTCCCTATCACCAACTTGTATATTTGTGTGTTCTTTTGGGGGGATTATAGGGGGGTAATAGAATAGGGGGTTAAAGGGGGAAAGGGAAGAGGGGGGAAGAAAGGGACCCTTTTCAGTTTTGTACACCGCATACCAACGATACCACTGTATACCACGGTATCACCCGAACAACTCCCGTTGCACCACGTCCGCGACCCACTCACGCGCGGTCATTCCTGCCGCTGCTGCTGCTTCCTGGACTGCTGCCACCAGCTCCGGAGAGTCCAGCACAACGCCACCGGCTGCCGTCTGGCTGCTGTCCGGCTGCACATCTCCAGCAATCAGTCTGTCAATCGTCTGCCGCAACAGTGCGTTGATGCTGACTCCTGCCAGCCGCGCAGCTTCCCGGGCCTGGTCCGCAACCTCTCGCTTGACCTTGCATCCCAGAATGGTCATGTTCTCCCGGTCCCAACGGTTGTTACTCTCTCGCTTTGCACGTGTAACCACTGTATCACCTCCACCCAGTATTATACATTATAACGGCACGGTTTGACAGTGTACAAATCACACAAACAGCAGCGCTAACTTTTGGATGATTTGCTGATTGACGGCACTGTTTAACCGTGCTATGATTGAACCATCCCAAGGGGCAAGGCCCCACGGGAAATCTACCGGGCAGGAGGTACAGAAAGTGAGCGATGACATGACCCAAGCCGAGCTAGTCCTGTTTCTTGAGACACTGGCAGAGAACATCGAAGCCAAGGCGACCACCGCCGCGGAAGCTGCCGAAATCATCCGCAAGAAGATTGAAGCGCTGAAATGAAAAGTCAGGCTCCCCAAAGCCTAACCAGCACGGGAGCCTGACACACAAGACGGGGCGAGGTAGAGACCTGCCGCCTATCTCGCCCCCATCTTACCACAAGGCAGGAATAAAAGCAACCACGACAGGCCGCGAGGCCGGAAAGGACAACATTATGACACTGAAATACCGTTTCCGCTTTGTGGAGTCCAACACAAGACTGGGAGAAAGAAAGACAAGAGTAAAGACCCTTGAGCTTTCTCGAGAGCTGTTTGACCACTATGATGTAGACCGAATGATAAAGGCTTTTCGGTCCGAGGCGTACAAGTTCACTTTACCAGACAGCAATGTTGCATTGAAATCTATCAAAGTTGGACGCACAGAATTTGTACTTTGATCTTCCGCCGCTCTGGCCGGTCGTGCGATAACGGAACCGGCCCATAGCCCCAGCAACCACGACAACTAAACGCCGAAAGGAGTCTTTACCATGACGAAGTATTTTGTGAACTGCAAGAACCTGGACGAGCTCAAAAAGGTGTACAAGCACCTGGCCCAGCAGCATCACCCCGACGTTGGCGGAGACACCGCCACCATGCAGGCCATAAATGCCGAATACGCGGAGCGGTTCGATGTCCTGAAACGGAGCCAGAACGAGCAGGCAGCCGAGGACACCACCGGCCGGACCCATGCCACCACCGAGAGCGCGGGCGACTTCATCGCCATCATCAATGCTTTGCTTCACCTGGACGGCTTGGAGATCGAGCTTTGCGGCCGCTGGCTGTGGATTGGTGGCAACACCAAGGAGCACAAGGAAGCGCTTAAAGCCGCCGGTTGCCGGTGGTCCAGCACTAAGAAGCTGTGGAGCTGGCACTTTGCGGAGGATGGGGCCCGCTGGCATAAGGGCTCCAAGACCATGGCCCAGATTCGCGCCAAGTACGGAAGCACCACATTTACCCGCGGCGCGGCCGCCGGTTCTGACGCTCTCCCCGCTTGACGGGGAGGGCCTGAAAGGAGGAGAAGAGAATGAAATACGGTAGCATGGACAACATCGTTTGTGAGGGTATTGGAAACAGCCTGAAATTAGAGATCGGAATGGGCGTCACCGTTCTTTCCTACACGGACCGGCACCCCGCAACCATTATCTCGATTTCCAAGAGCGGGAAGTCTTTCAAGGCCCAAGAGGACAACGCCCGTCGGATTGATGACAACGGAATGAGCGACAGCCAGGAATGGGAGTATTCCCGGAACGATCACGGACAGATTTATGAGTTTCGCATGGCCAAGAACGGCAGATTTTACACCAAGGGCGGCCAGGTACACGGAAATGGCTGCATCATTGGGCACCGTGAGAAGTATTTCGACTTTTCGTTTTGATTGAATACCCGCCCCGGAGGTCACGAGGGCAGAAAGGACACACCATGAAGAAGAAAAAGAACCTCTCTCTCGCGTACTGCATCAGAGTCATCCGCCCCATCGATCCAGAGTTTGCGCAGTACATCAGCCAGTACACGGAAAAGCAACTGAACATGGAAGAGGTCAGTGCTTATGTCCGGGACCGCCGCGACAATGGTTAACAAGCAATTCCCGTCCCGGAGTTTACGAGGGAAAAGGAGGATAATATGGCAAAGCTTACAAGGGGATATGTGGACACAGTGGTTCGCATGAGAACTGATAAGAACGATGCCCGGAAGTTTTTACGCCGGCAGCTGTACGAGCTCAGAAATCATGTTACTCGGGAGCATTACTTTGAGATGTACGATTACATCAATGCCGTTACAAAATAGACGAAACGCCCTGCGGGGCGTCCGCCGGAACTGGCCCACCGGCGCCGATGATGGCAGGCCGAGCAACCACGACACAGGAGGCAAAACTTTATGCGAAACTTTGATGAATGCGACTCCAGGAAGCTCCAAGAAGCAAGAAAGACCCTTTTGCAGGTCTATGAAGCGAACTACAAAGCACCGGGAATGTCCCGCAAGATCCGCAGGGAGGAGGTAATACCATGAGAACCGTGAAACGCTGCAACGTCCGTCTTTCCGACGGCCGCTCCGCAATCCTTGACACCTGCGAACTGTTCCCGGGTGAGTTTGAAACAATGCTGCTGGATGCCCAGACCGACGAGGAAATCACCAGCGCCACCGCAAAGACCGAGGAAGCCGCCTTGCGCGACTTCTCCCGGATCCGTACCCGCTACAATGTCCCGGAGCTGTCCGGCAGATATGCCGCCCTTGCCTCTGCCCTGGAAGCCGCCAGAGAGTCCGGCATGGAAGCCGGGGAGGCATTGGGCAATGACTGGGGGACCTGCAACTTTGACGCCCCGGCCGTGGTCCTGCCTCGCTGGTCTCAGAAGCTGGTGGAGGCCGCCGCAAAGAAAGCCGGGACCAGCTGCTTCAAGTGGCGGGGAATGGGCGCCGGGTGCTATGTGTTCCCGCTCCGGTTTGGCTACCAGGGAAACGCCAACACCGCCGCAGCAGAGGCCGCCGCAAACAGCCTGAAAGCCGCCGGTTTCGAGGCGTTTGTCTACTACCAGATGGATTGATGGGAGGCGAGCACATGAGTTACAGAGACACCATTTTCCGCCGGTATGGCAGCCCCAGCACGGAGGGCCGCGTGGAGATCCGCGACTACCTGCTTTTGCCGGAGAAGCTGACAGAAAACGAAATCCGCAGATTTGACGAAAGCGCCGCCCGGACGATTGCAGAATGTGAAGCGGCAATCGAGGACCTGAAAGAGTACCGCCGGGACCTGGCTGTCAGATATGCCCAGCTGACCACCGCCCCTTACAAGCTCCGCCTGGAGATTGAACGGGACCCGCATTGGAGAAATCAGGGTGTAGATTACTACGTCCGGATTATCCGAGCCTACGAGGACGGAACAGAGGTTAAGGAACTGAACGAGCATTACACCGGGAAGCAGCGCCGGGAGGCCCTGGCCCGGTTCGAGGAACTGCGGAAGCAGCGCCCCGGGATTGAGCTTGTAAAGGACATCGAGCGCCGCAGCTGGGAAAGATAG